GTCGCCCACCACGGCGTAGTAGGGCTCGGCGCTGGCGCTGATCTCATAGCCGCTGTGGGTGAAGGTGTTCTCGCCCAGGATGTTCTGCTTCTGCTCGGTGTTGGGGTTCAGCTCCACGTTGAACTCCTCCAGGTCCGCGCCCAGGCGGTACAGGGACGGGGTGGTGCCCATGAAGGAAGCGTCCAGGAAGTGGGCCATGTACTTCCGGGCGATCTTTCCGGTGATGGTATCGGGCATGTGTCATTCTCCTTTCGATAGGTCGGTTTGGAAAAATGAGGAATGAGGAGTGAGGAGTGAGGAATGGAGAATGTGGCTGCCGCGCCGTCTTTCATTCCTCATTCCTAATTCCTCATTCTCAAGCCACCTTGTAGGTGACCTTGATCTGTATCTGGTAGCGCGCGAAGGCGCTGCCCATGGAGATGGGATAGCCGGTGAGCGTCGGCACGATGGCCACCACCTCACCGCCCTCCCAGTCGGGGAAGTCCCTGGCGTTGTTCCGGTCCATGATCCAGGCGGACACGGCCTGCATCAGCGCCAGGTTGTCAAGGTTCTGCTGGGCCTGGGGGCCGTAGGGCTCGCGGGAGGCGAACACGAAGTTCTGCTCCTGCTTCTCCCGCAGCTTCATCTCGCCCAGGATGTTCTCCCGGTACTTCAGCGCGGTGGGCACGGCGTCCAGGGAATAGCTCTCCTCGTCGCCGAGGTAGTCCGCACCGAAGCGGCGGTCCCGCTCCAGGGCCGGGCACTGCCGCAGCCAGGTCCGCAGGGAGGCAGAATTGTTCGTGCTCATGTTATCCTCCGATGGCCTTCCGGGCCTCGTCCAGTATGTCGTTCATCCGGTCCGCCTTCATACGGTCGACCCAATAAGAACCCGCTCGGGAATTCTGGCTGGTGTCGTAGGTCAGCTCCCGGTCGGTGGGGTGCTTGGGACGCCCCGGAGGGCTGAACCAGCCCATCACCATACCGTCCTCGATGATGGGGATGTTGGGCCCGTACACGATGCCCATGTACTGGTAATGGGCGTAGGGCGTGTTCCAGATGACCATGCCGCTGCCGATCTCGGTGGACGCTTGGGCGCTGAACTCCAGCGTCTTATTCGGACTGGCCGGTACATATCCACCGTCCGTACAGTAGTCGATCACGGTCTGGTCGATGGTCTGCTGCACCCGTCCGCCGTCGTCCAGTCCCAGCTGGGCCAGGATGTCGTCGGGATCCAGGTGGGCGTCCAGTCTCGAAGTGATGCCAAACACGTTCTCACCTCCAGCTTCTCACCGATAAACGCGACAATTTCACGTTTAATCACGTTTTTTGCACGTTTAAACGCTTATTTGCGCGTTTTACTTCGTAATTTGTACGCTTAATCACGTTTTTGCACGTTTTCAGCGCATTACGTTCCGATCACCTTGACATGGGGCGCTTTCGGCGCTCGCCGGTTGTCGGTGACGGCCAGCACGGTCATGAAGTCGCCGCCGTAGGCCTTCTTCAGCTTCGCCGGGGTCGGGCTCTCTGCTCCGGAGGCGTCGCCCTTGACGATGACGTCGCCGTTCTTCAGCTCAAGCCCCTCGGGGTAGACCTTCGCGGGGATCCGCACGGTGACCTTGTTGGCGGCCACCAGCCCGCCCTTGGAGGCGTCCACCGTGGAGGCGTCCGTGGCGTACCAGGACACGTCCTTGATGACGGTGGGCGTCCAGACGTCGTCGCCCAGCTCCGGGTCGACGCGGGCGGTGAAGACGGTGATGGTGTCATTACACAGCTTCATGGCTTCCTCCTTCCGATCATGGCCTAACTGAAGAATAGTGGCACTTGATAAGCGCCGCTACAAGTGGCCGGCCGTGGCTATTTCACTTAACCACTTATTCCCCGGTACAGCAGCGGCACGCCGTTGTCGTCCTTCACGCCGTAGAGCAGCCGGCACACCTCGGCGGTCAGCTGCCTTTCGACGTTGGCGGTCTGGTCGGCGGCGCTGCCGTAGCTTTCGGAGTAGCCGTCGGTGGAGAAGGAGGCCACCAGGGGCGCGCCGGCCTGGGCGTCCACGCCCACGGCGCTGTCGGCCTTGATGATGCTCACCATGGCCAGCTTCACGGCCTCGGGCACCTCGGCCATTTTCTCCACGCGGCTGTCGGTCAGAGTGTCGATCCGCTTCCGCGCCTTGAACTCGGCCAGGGCGAAGTTCGCCTCGGACATGGTGCCGCCGTACATGGCGTACTCGTCATAGGTCAGGTACATCCTGATCGCCTCCTTCCTTCGCCGACCTTAACCCCTGGAGATGATGCGGGCCAGCGGGATGGCCTTGCTGTCGAAGTAGCCGGTGCCGGCGGTGTCCTTCACCAGGGCCCAGCGGGCGGCGGTCTCCAGATTCGCGTCGGTGGGGCTGATGATGGGCGTGCTGGGCTGCACGAAGCTGAAGCCACGGGGGGCGAACAGCTTTCGCTGGCGGGTGATCAGGTACTCCTGGCCGCCCTTGGTCAGCGGCTGACGGTACACCTCGGAGGGCACCGTCGCGCCACAGTCGCAGAAGTCGAAGGCGCCCGCGCCCAGCACGTAGGTGGTGTACTTGTTGTAGGCCGCCTCGCTCTGGGTGGCGGCCACGGCCTCCACGGGCACGTCGTCGTCCACCAGCACGGTCCTGCCGTTCCAGGTGGCCAGGGACAGGTCGCGCTGCACGCCGTTGGCGTCGGTGTACTTCAGGTACTCCAGCAGCTCCAGGTTCTCCAGGTTGGTGGCGACCACGCTGTGCATGATGGCCACGGTGAAGATGTCCTTATTCGCGCCGGCGGCCTTCTGGATGGCGCTGTTGAGGGTGCCCGCGCCCACGGTGGGCACCGTCTCGGCGGTGATGTCCAGGGTGTGGTCGGTGTTGAAGTTGTTGGCGGTCACGCCGAAGACGCCCTTCAGGATGGCCAGCAGGGTGGCCTGGTCCACGTCGTCCCAGTAGTCGGCGACCTGGGCGGCGATGTCGGCCATGAAGTCGTGGCCGGTGATGTCCTGGGAGAAGTCCTTCTCCATCCAGGCCTTGGCACGGCCCACCACGATCATGGACTGGAGGAAGGTCTCCAGCTGGGTGGCGGTGATGTCGGTGTTGCCGTCGTAGTTCAGCGCCGTGCCGCCAATCAGGCCGGTCATGGGCACGGAGATGAAGTTGCCGCCGGTCTGCTCCACCAGCATGGTCTTCAGGTCGGGGCGGCCCCGCAGGATGCCCGCCTTCAGCAGGGCGTTCTGCTTGACGCGGGGGACCGTCTCGAGGTACTTGCCGAATACCTCGGCGTTGAAGTTTTTGGAATCAAAAACGCTCATGTTGTTGCTCCTTTCGATGTTGTCGGGGGATGGTGGCGCTTGATAAGCGCCGCTACACCCTTACTTCCCGATCTGGGAGATGTCCACCTGTTCGCCGGCGTTGGCGCGCTTCATGGCCTCGGTCAGGGTCAGCTTCGCGCCGGGGGCGGGGTTACCGCCCGTGGGCAGCACCACCTTGGGGGCGGGCTTGCCGGGCGCCGGGTTCGGGTTGGGGTCGGCGGGGGTGAAGTATTCCTCGTACTGTTCACGGATGCCCGCCAGCTGTTCCTGGAGGGGTTTCGCGCCCTCCGCGCGATCCACCAGGCCGTAGACCGTCTCGAAGAACTTGGGCTTCACGCCCTCGAAGTCCTTGGAGGTACGCGCCGCCTGCATGGCCTTGTAGGCGTCGAACTGTCCCATGAGGGCCTTGTATTCGTCGCTCTCTTTGGGATCCGGGACCGTCTGCCCCTTCTCCCAATCGGCCTTGGCCTGTTCCAGCGCCGTGTCCTGGGCCAGCTTGGCCGCTGCCTTGGCAATGTAGCCGTCGTCCAGCGCCCTGCCGTACAGGCTGTAGACCTGCTCCGTCCGCTGCTGGGGGGTGAGGTTTTCGTCCTCCATGATCTTGTTCAGCGCGTTCCTGGTAAAAATGCCTGCCATATACTCCTCCTTTTTACGGCCCGATAGGGAGTTGGGCCGTTCGCGCGTTTATCGTCCCGCCGGACGTGATGAAATGTCCCGCCGTGGTCCGCTGGCTTTCGCCTCGCGTGGCGGGCTCTTGGTATGAAAAAAGCACCTCCGAAAAGGCGCTTTGATCAGCTTGTCAGGTCCTGCTCCCGTTCATGATCCTCGTACTTCTGCACCAGCTCAATGAACTCTCCCGGCTCGGCAGGCTCAAAGACGTGGCATTCTCGAAAGTCCTGCCCCTGCTGCCGGGACAGATCGAGCTCAAGAGTCACCCGGCAATCATTGCCGTCCTTGTCCCTACGATGGGCAAAATTCACAAGGTGACAGCCATTGATCCGTTTCCCGTCCAGCTCGATCCTGGTATTCAGTCCGTCACTAATCAGCTTGAAAAGCATCTCCCGTTTCCTCCCTATGTCCTCGGTCCGTATTCGCGCTCCCGCCGTCTCCGCCTGCCGGTGTCCTTCTCGAATTGGTTCAGCCTGTCGTCGGCCCGGTGGAGCTTCTCCAGGGCGGCCTTTGTGGCCGGGGCCTCGGCCCCCTGGGCCTTGGCGGCGGCGTACTCCAGGCGGGCCTTCCGGAAGTCCCGCTCCAGCTTCCGCTGCTTCTGGCTCTGGGCGTAGGTCTCCGCGTTCTGGCTCTCGGTCTGGTTCAGCGCCGGCACCTTCGACGCGCCGGGGATGAACAGCATGGGATGGTGGCCGCAGTTGATGCCAAACAGCCCCGCCGGCTCGCCGTAGGTGGTCTCGCTCTGGGCGTAGACGTGGACAGGGTTGCCGTCGCCGTCGGTCACGTCCCGGGCGAAGTCGGTCCGGGAGATCACCTTGCATTGCCAGGGGTAGCAGAGGGGGCGGGCGCCGGGGTGCTGGGAGACCAAATACAGGTCGTTGCCGTACTCCTCGTTCCGCTCCCAGAAGGCGGCCCGGCTGACGTTGTGATACGTGGATCTCATGGTCATGGCCACGTAGGTGTCGGGCTTCCAGTGGTGGCCGCCCTGGTCCACGAAGCCGGTGAGGCCCCCGGCCAGCAGCCGGTCAGTGGCCAGCTTGAGGGCGCTGTTGAAGGATTCCACACCGGCCAGCACCTCGCCGGTGGCGGCGTTGATGGTGCCCCGGGCGGCCAGCAGCCGGTTGGTGATGTCCGCCACCATGCCCCGGTAGGCCTCGGCGGTGCTCTCCAGCATCCGGGAGTTCACCAGGTCCAGGCCGTCCAGGCTTTGCCCGTGGTACAGGGTGAAGGCCCGCATGGCCCGGGGGTCCGGTTCCGGCGGCGGTGTGGTGTCGCCCAGCAGCCCATCCTCGGCGGCCTGCCGCAGGGGCGCCTCGATGTCCGACAGGGCGTCCAGGATGGCCCGCTCCAGGCCGTCCGACAGCTCGGCAGGGACGTTTCCCAACATCTCGCGAATGATTCGCACGTTCTCCCGGTTCACCTGCCCCAGCTCGGCCAGCTTCCGGGCCTGCCACTGGAAGGCCCCGCCGGGTTCCTCGCCGGGCTTCAGGTATTTGAAGTGGCGGGCGATGTTCACCAGCAGCCGGTCCACGCAGTCGGCGTAGGTGTTGCCGATGGCGTCGCCCAGGCGGTCCAGCTCATCGAAGCGGGGCATGATTCATCACTCCCGCTGGAAGAAGGCGTCGTCGCCGTCGTCCTCCACCTTCGCGCCCTCGCCCTGGATCTTCGCCACGGCGGCCTCGGCCTGGGCCTCGGTCTCGCCCAGGTACCACTGGCGCAGCTCGGCCTTGGACATGATGCCGCTGTTCACCAGCAGCAGCCGCTGCTGGAGCTGGGCGTCCACGTCGGTGAGTATGGAATCATCCCACTCGAAGGACGCCGCCCACTCGCCGGCGGGGGCCAGGCCGTAGAGGGTGGCATACACGTCCATGGCCCGCAGCACGTCCCGCAGGCACTTCTCCAGGGCCTTCTGGTTGTCGGCCACGGTGGCGTAGCTGCGCTGCTTGACGATCTTCAGCTCCGTGGCCGTCCGGGCGTCCACGTTGGCGTCGGAGAAGGTGCCCCGGGACAGGCCGCACAGATCCTCGAAGCGGATCAGCAGCTGGTTCAGGCCGTTGACCAAACTGGCGTCCCGCAGGTTCGGGGCGAAGACCTCATAGGTCGAATCGGCCCCGGTGTCCACGGCTCGGAACAGGCGCTCGTTCAGCCTGGGCAGGGCGTGGCCCTTGCCGTCGGTCTTTTCGTACAGCGCCGTGGGATCCACGTCCACGGCCAGCTCGCCGCCCTCGAACTCCCACAGCAGGCGGGAATACTGGAGGTCGATCTCCTTGGCTACGTCCACGGCCTTGGCGAACACGGACGCGCCCAGGGCGCAGTCGGCGTCCACGGTGTTGGCGGCGGCCACCTTGTACCAGCCGAACAGCATGCCGCCCGCCCCGGTGACGGTGGCCTCCGGCTGGAGGGCCGCCCAGCGCTCCACCGAAGTCAGGGGCACCTCGGTGCCCAGGCTGTCCTCCCGGGTGGATTTGAAGGCCCGCTGGGTGATCGTCACGTCCGCGCCGTTCAGGGTGTGGCGCTCCAGGCGGGTGTAGATGGCGTCGCCGTCCCGGAACACGTCCGGGATGATGACGTCGCTGAGGTTCCCGGCCCCGTCGAAGGCCAGCGGGTACAGGCTCCAGTCCGGCGCGAAGTCGAAGTATATCCTTCCCGTCGCCGGGTCCGGGCAGGGCTTCACGATCATGCCGCCGGCGGCGCAGCCCACCTCCAGCTTGAGGCGCAGCACGGACAGCAGGCCTTCGAACTCGCCCTTCAGGTAGTCGGAGCGCTCGTTGGTCACGGGGGCGCCCTCCTGGTCCTCGCTGCCGGCGTCCACGGTGGCCTTCATCTCCAGCACCACCTGCCGGGCGATCTCGCTGGCCGCCATGGCGGGCAGGTTCAGGCTCTTCACCTTCCCGGGCTCCTTCCAGGGGGCGCGGTCGTGGTACAGCTCGCACCACAGGGAAAGCGCCCGCACCATCTCCGGGGCGAGGGGCGTCTTGATCTGCTCCGCCGAGGCAATGTCTTTGTAGGGAATCAAACGGCTTCTCACCCTTTCGATCAGTTGC